AAGTGGTTAAGTTATCCTTTGTGCACTTTACTTTCATGTCCTACTCCTCAAACAGTTTGTCAAAGCAACATTCACAATAGCCAGATATTTGAGTTTCTTTCCAGCCTTCTGGCGTATACACATTAGATGATTGAAACGCTGAGCCGCAACTAACGCATTCTGTCCATAGCTGTATACCGTCAGACAACGCTTGTCTAAATTGGCCCTCTGATGTTGGTCTAAAATTTGTATTTCTGTTCATAATAGCTCCTTACCTGCCCATCCAAGAAATTAGTATATAGTTATCGTCAATCCATCTTATGGCCTTGGCCAACTCTAGGCCGTCTTCTTCTAGCTCGTTAGCAAACGTAGCCAATGATTTGTTTATGCACGACCAACCTATAGAGTCATACCAATTGCACTCACCTGGTGGTGTATAGTAGTTCTCTGGGTGAACTGGTATACCAAAGTGTTCGCAGAGCTTAGTGTCGATAGCTGAGAACGATTCTGGCTCGGATGCTTGATTGACTTTTGGTACTAGTTGAATGTAGTGTGCCATGCTATTCTCCGTTAGTAGTGATAACTGTAGTTGTAGCTAGTTGTGTGCCGAATGAGCAACCCATCATTAGTTTAATTGCCTCCATACCAAGTTGGACTGCTTCGGCTGTTGAGAGTTCTGGGTATTTGATGGCATGTGATATACCACATGCAATGTACTGCTCGTCAATGTCTTGACCAAAGATTGCACGAGTGTGGTGATATATTCCTTTTATAATTTTCTCCTCGTGACCTTTACGTGGTTTGATTTCTAGTGATGGTGCTGATGTTTCCATGTTATTCTCCAGTTTCTGCTCTATATTGACGGATTCGTGTATATAATGATGTGCAATTATGGTATAAGCACAGTTCTTCTATGTTGTCCTTATCTTCACCTGTCAGTTGTAAGAACAAGTTGAATGCTTCTTCTATTTGACTATCAGTCATATCGTTTAATAAGAAGCATACGATGCCATGCAGTCTGTGGTACCAGATTGTTTCGTTAGTCATGCTCATGTTATTCTCCAAATGGAAGTTGAATTGTGCCAGTATGATGGCTGATTATAATACCTTCTATTCCATCAGCTTTCATCTGCTGAATATCTCGTATTGAGCAATATGGTCCACCAGAGATTTTGAAGTCATAGCCTTTATCCCAAGCTGTTTTCATATCGCCAAGTGTTTTTACAGGAACTTCGTCAAATGCTTTTGAGTAAGGTGCCAATTTTACTACCAAGAAGGTTCTCATGTTGTTTCTCCAGGTTTATTGATTTGCCAGATAATATCATATCAAATGATGATTGCGATGTAAACTTTATTTCTTTACATTTATAGCTAGACATGATATAATCATAAGCCATGAGAGAACCAATAGTTAGCATGAAAAGAGAACAGAATGTGCTTTGGAGAACCAATGAGAGAACTTATTATTGGCATATAATTTGTCTGCAAGTTATTGATTTTATTATCTTTTTTATTAAAGAGAACAGAGAGAACCAGAGAACATATTTTAATAGTATATTTTTAGATGTTATTATATTTCCCTAGGAGCCAACTTTCACCGGTTCTCCTGGTTCTCCTCGATTTTTATCAATAAAATCAATGACTTATAGACTAAGATCAAAAATCGAACCGGTTCTCTCTTAACTTTTTGGTTTTCTTTTATCGCCCAATGGAGTACAACATGAATGAAGTAATAGACTGGACAGCAGTAGAACGTCAAGTTTTGAGCCAGAAAAAGGTCAAATCTGGACTACGAGCAGAGGAATTGAGGGAGCGAATCGACCCAGAACCGATAATTAGACAGATGTTAAGTCTGGTCAATGAAGCTGACAGAACGCCAGTCGAGGACATACCACGTCTGGTATTCAAGGCGAACACACTAAACATGATACTGAAGAAAGTTATGCCTGACTTGCGCAGTCTTGAAGTCAGTGAGAAGGACAATAAGCACTCGACTCTCATCATCCAGATGGAGCCGAGTACTGGTAAGCCTGATTTAGATGGCTAGTTTGTCTACTGCTATTATTTCAAACTGCTCTATATCATGTTCTGGTATATTTAGCTCAATAGCTAGTTCTTTTATGTAAGTTTCTGCAGCCTCTAAGGAGTCAGTATAGCCATGTATCTCAACTTCGTATTTTACTAAGTAAATCATTTTATTTCTCCAGTTATTGTGGCCATCCCTGGCCTTTAAGTTAATTAGATAGCTAGTTCGTATGTGTGGCCACCATATACACAGATGCCATCTTTTTTCAAGGCCCGATTGATTTTAATCCAGCATGAGGTCCTGTAGTCATTTTCCTTGCCCCAAAGTATTGGGTCAATGTAGGCCATTGATTTGGCGAGTGAATCGAACTCAATTCCATCAACTCTGGTTTTGATTTTGCCTTGTTTATAAGTTTTCTTTTCGGCCTTTGGTTCAGCTTTTGGTTTGGCCTCTTGCCACATTTTGGCCTCCTCTTCGCGGATTCTAGCTTCTTCAGCCTTTCTGGCCTCTTCAGCCTCTTGACGAGCTCGTTCTTCGGCCTCTTGCCATGCAGCCTCTCTTTTCCTTTGAGCTCTCTTGGCATTGGCTTGAGCTGCTTTAGCTCTCAATACTTCTTCGTTTCCATGGGCTTGTGATGGTTTAACTTTAGCTGCATTCATAATATTCACCTTATATTGATTAGATTGATTTGTTTGGACTGCGAGTTTATTATCTCTCGCGAATCCAAATCTGTCAACTGTTTTATTCAAAAGTGTGAAGTACTTCTCATTTATTCGAGTAATAAGAACAAACAAAGAACAAGATAGACTAATGTTCTCTATCTGTACTCATCCTGATCTGGTCGGGGGGGGCGATCTGTGTCTGGAAATGTCAACGCCCACCCTCACACATAAAATCGCGTTTTTGAAAAAAATTTTTTGCCATATTTGACTAGTAAAATTGCCATAAAATCGCGTAAATGGCAAATACTTGCGGCAAATTTTGACTAGCGTAAATGGCAAATACTTGCGGCAAATTTTGACTAGTAAAATTGCGTTTTTGAAAAAATTTTTAACTATGCCTATTGACATTTACTACTTAACATGATATAATCGTACGCATACCTTAATATATTTAGGTGACAAATGCCCGACATGATTTACACACCGTCCAAAACTGGTAAACAATTTCACGAAGCTCGTGACGTTGACACTGGTTTTGTGCGTGCAATCATGGGTCCAATCGGTTCTGGTAAGTCAGTCACTTGCGTACTTGACTTGCTAATGATAGCAATGGACCAAGAGCCAGACAGTAAAGGTATTAGAAGAAGTAAATTTGCGATCATAAGAAACACGTACCGTGAATTGTTAGATACTACTGTTGCAACATTTTTCACGTGGGTACAGCAAGAATCTGGTCATTGGTCATCGTTGAATATGGCATTCAACCTTAAGCAAAAGTTACCAGATGGTACTATAATGGAAACAGAGTTTCTGTTCCGTGCTCTTGACAAACCAGATGACATTAAAAAACTGCTATCATTAGAGATTACTGCTGCTTGGATTAACGAAGCTAGAGAAATTTCTAAAGCAGTATTCGATATGGTACAAGGTCGTGTAGGCAGGTTTCCGCCACCTGTACTTGGTGTAGAGCCGACATTCTTTGGCGTTATACTTGATACTAACCCACCTGACTCAGATCATTGGTGGTATAGACTGTTCGAAGAAGATTTACCACAGAATCATAAGTTCTTTAAGCAACCATCTGGCGAGTCAGAGGCTGCTGAGAATACTAAGAATCTACCTCGTAACTATTACCAGAACATGCGTGCTGGTAAAACACAAGAGTGGATTAATGTGTACATACACGGTAAGTACGGGTTCATTACTGATGGTAAGCCAGTGTATGGTGAGTATAATGATGACTTGCATCATACTAACGAATCGTATGTACCTAACATTGACAAGCCTATTTATATAGGTATCGACTTTGGTCTAACACCTGCAGCAACACTTGGTCAGTTTACGCCATCTGGCAGACTGATAGTGTTTGACGAGCTAGTTACGTTCGATATGGGTGCAGTTAACTTCGGTAAGATTTTAAAGCAGAAGCTTGATCTGGCCTACAAAGGCTATACTTTTGAAGCGTATGGTGACCCAGCAGGTGACATACGTGCTCAGACTGATGAAGAGACGCCGTTCTTGGCTCTGTCAGCACAGGGTATAAATGCTATGCCAACTCATACTAACGACTTTATTATACGTCGTGAGGTGGTGGCTGACTACCTTCAACGGTTGGACTTTACTGGTAAGCCTGCTTTTGCTGTAACACCTGGTGCTCCTACATTACGTAAAGCAATGGGTGGTGGTTATAAGTATAAACGTATGCAAGTGTCTGGCGAGGATAGGTTTAAAGACATGCCAGATAAAGGTAAGTTTTCACACGTAGCTGAGTCGTTACAGTACTTGGTACTAGGTGCAGTAGGTGATAGCGCAGTCATAGGTGGTTATGGTAATAAGCCTATTGATTATTCACAGACAAATAGGATGATAGTATAATGAAAAAGCTTATAATGATGCGTCCAAACACTACTTCTAAAAAAATTAGTGGCGACGTTAAGCCATCTAATCTGGCCAATGGTCCACAGAAAAAGGTAATAACAAATGGCTAAAAAGCGTCAGCCACTGACAGATGACGAGATACTTTCAATAGTAGCCTCAGAGCTGTCTGGTGCAGCTTACTCTGAAGCCGATAGGTCTTCTGGTCAGTTAGAAGACTCTATGCATTACTATCTTGGTTTGCCTAACGGCACAGAGATAGAAGGTAGATCGTCAGTCACGTCAACTGACGTAGCTGACGCTATTGAGTGGATTATGCCTCAAATTATGGAGTCATTTACTCAAGTTAATGAGATAGTTAAGTTTGACCCAGTTGGCCCAAATGATGCTAGACAAGCTGAGCTAGAAAGCCAGTTTTGTTATGATGTTCTGATGAAGGACAATGATGGCTTCATACTTATATATGAACTAGTAAAAGATGCATTGATGCAGCGTAATGGTGTACTTAAAGTATACTATGAAAAAGTACCAGAAACTATTGTGCAAAGTTATTCCGGTATAACTGAAGAGTCATTAAATGTGTTATTAAGTCCAGGTGACGTAGAGCTAGTTGAATTTGACAGCTATATGGACCCAACATTTGGCCAGTTATTTGACGTAACCGTTTCGTATACTAAGCAATGTGGTAAAATAGTAATTGAGTCAGTACCACTTGAAGAGTTTAGAGTTAACGCTCAGCATAACTCTGTAAACTTAAATAAGGCCAGATTTACTGCACATGTTGTGACTGTGCCTATGTCAGACTTGGTCGCAGAAGGTCACTCTGATGCGTTGCTCGATAAAATACCAGGTTACCACAATTACCGTAGAGACTATCGCTGGTCTATGATGGATGAAAGCTCGTCAGGTGAACTTGCACAAAGCCCTGATGATGCGCTTAGATTGGTACAAAAGCACGAATGTTGCATGATGATAGACCATGATGACGATGGCATAGCAACGTTAATGAAAATCACATGTGCTGGCTCTACAGACAGCCCTAGCGTTATACTTTCAATGGAACCGTTAGAGACTATGCCATGGGTATCTACTACGCCTATCATAATGCCTCACAAATTCCAAGGCCTGTCAATAACTGATAGGCTTAGACAAATACAAGATCACAAGACTGCTATATGGCGTAACATCTTGGATAATATGTATTTGCAAAATAATCAACGTAACGTTATTATTGAAGGCCAAGTTAACTTAGACGATTTACTGGTTTCTCGCCCAGGCGGTGTTATACGAGTTAAACGTCAAGACGCCATTATGCCATTGCAAACGCCTCAAGTGTCTAATGTGGCATTTGATATGATGCGTTATTTAGATGAAGTACGTGCAGGCAGGTCTGGTGTACAAGCTGATGGTAATGCTTCACCAGTGTCTATTGGTGACCGTGTTGGCTCAGAAGGTGTTGACAGACTTCTTAACGCTAAAGAAGCTTTGGTTGGCTTGGTAATACGAACTATTGCAGAGACTGGCATAAAGCCTTTAATGTGCAAAATTAGAGAGCTAGCTCTAAAACATTTTGATGCAGCTCAAGACTACGAATTTCGTGGTGAGTGGGTAAAAGTAGCCCCTCAGCAATGGGTAACCAATAGACGTTCGACAGTTAAAGTTGGTACAGGTACTGGCGATAATGCTAAAAAGCTTATGGCTTTGCAAGGCATTCTAACTGTACAGACACAAGCTATTCAAAATCCACAGCAGACACTAGTAGACCAGTCTAACATCTATAATACGTTAGATGATATGGCAAAACTATCTGGATTGAATGGCGCTAATAGATATTTTATTGACCCAAGCTCTCAAGCTGGTCAACAAAAGCAGCAGCAAATTGCTCAGCAATCTGCACAAGAGCAGCAAAAGCAGCAAGAAATTGCTATGCAACAGCTACAAAATGAAGCTAAAATTGCACAGTCTGCTGTTGATGCGGCAAACGCACAGTTGAAAGCAACTGATTATAAAGCTCAAGCCGATCAACTAAAGCACTTGTTAGAGACACAAAAAGCTGAAAATAATGCAAAAATTGCAGAGTTACAGCAACAACTTGAACAATATAAGACAGGTATTGCTTCCGCAGAATCTGACGAAAAAATGCAGTTTAACTATGATAAGCTAGTTTTAGATGCTGCCATCAAACTTACTGAGCTAGAAGCAAAATCTAAAACAGAACAGAATGACAACTTTAATGGCAATTTAGGTGACGTAGATGCAAATTCCTGAAAATGAAGCTGCACGCCTAAACTCTGAAATTCAGCAAGCTCGCAGAGCTAAGCATGCTTATGATAGTTACATTAAAGAACATGTAGATAATGTTATAAGCAATATATACGAAAGTATAGAAGCATGTAGCATATCAGATACAGATACCCTTGTAAACTTAAAGGGTTTACTGACTGCCATTCGCAGTCTTGAAAGATCGGTGTTAAATGACATCGACACTGGTAGAATGGCAGAAGCTATTTTGGAGAAAAACAATGAGTGAAGTTAACCAAGGCCAACAGCAAGAAAACGCTGCGCCAGTTAGTGAGCTCGATCAAATTGCCGATATTTTAGTCGGTGGTCTGGACGAAGACTTTGTGAGTGATGATGCTAACGATGACGAAAGTCCGCTCGTTGATTCCAATGACTCCGAAGAAGTAGAGCAAGGCCAAGAGGAACAGGATACTGACGTATCTTGGGCTAGTGCATTAGGTCTTAGTGATGAAGACATTGTGCTAGACGAGGAAGGTAACTTTAAAGGCGTTAAAATTGGTGATGAGCAAATTGGTCTGTCAGAGTTAAAAAATGGCTATCAATTTAATAAGGCAAATACACAGCGTGCACAACAACTAGCTGAAGAACGTAAACAGTTAGAGCAAGTTAAAGAAGTTGTTACTAAGGAGTACACTACAAAACTCCAAAACGTAAACAAGCTTACTGAATTACTTGCAGGTAAGTTCCTTGATGAGTACAACTCAATTGACTGGAATAGACTGCGTGCCGAAAAACCTGGTGAATATGCAGCGCTACTTAGGGATTACGATGCGCGTAAAGCAGAGTTACAAGGCGTATTTTCAGCATTAGAGACTGAGAATAGCTCAATAACTGCTTCACAGATGCAAGAGCAGCAGGCTAAATTTATGCAACATTTAGAAGTTCAGGCTAAAATGGCTATTGAGCGAAATCCTGAATGGCAAGATGTTGAAAAGTTTAAGTCTGCAATGTCTGACATGACTAAGTTTGTTGGTGAAGCTTATGGCTTTAGTCAACAAGAATTTGAGTCTGTTTATGATGCTCGTTTATTGGACCTTATTAAAGATGCTATGGCATACCGAAACGGTACTAAAATTGCTCAACAAAAAATAGTCAATAAAGTTCCCACGTTTCAAAAGAGTGGCGTTCAAGCTAAGAAAACTACTAAGCTCGACGCCTTGGTTAAAAAAGCTAAAACAGCAAAAGGTTATCAGAAAAAAGGTGCTGAGGTCGATGCTGTGGCAGCGCTACGTCTTGGAGTTAAATAATGAGTACTGCAAATTTAGATTCAGCTGATTTAAAAGCCGTCGCAAGAGGCGGATTAATTCGCGAAGATGTCATGAACAAAATTTTTGACATTTCTCGTATTCCACTACCACTTACTGACATGATTGGCAGCGAGTCATCGTCTAACTCTTATAAAGAGTGGACTGTTGACGCATTACAGCAATCTGACGTTTCTAACGCTGTAGTTGATGGTGCTGACGCATCGGGCAATGACACAGCAACTGGTGGCCGCCTTGGTAACCACCACCAAATTGCACAGAAAGTCGTTAAAGTATCTTTCCGTTCTGACGCGTCTAATGTTATTGGTCGCGCAAAAGAATTGGCATACCAATTGTCTCGCCGCCAGCAAGAATTGCGTCGTGACGTTGAGGCCATTCTACTAAAAAATCAAGCGTCTGTGGCTGATAACGGTGACTCAACTCCTGGTAACTCTGCCGGTCTGCCTGCCTGGATTCGCTCTAACCAAGCTTCAGGTTATGGTTTCGGTGCAGGTGGAGCTGTCGGCGGTTTTAATACCGGTACCGGTCTTGTTGCTGCCCGTACCCCGTCCACAGCTGCTAGAGCGTTGACAGAAACGTTTGTACGTGATGCTGTACAAGACGTGTACTTACAAGGCGGCGACCCCTCTATATTCATGGCAACACCTATGGTAATCCGTAAGTTGTCTGAGTACATGTTCACATCATCTGCTCGTGTTGCTACTCTGTATAGCGATACAGAAGGCGCTAAGTCTGCAGCTGTGGCTATGGGTTCAGTTAATGTGTTTGTAACTGACTTTGGTACTTTGAAAATGGTTCCAAATCGCTTGCAGCCATTTGAGCCCATTGGCTCTTCACTGACTACAGGGCTGACTGCCGGCGTTATTTACGTTGTAAATGCTGTTAGTACATCTTCTCTTGCTCAATGGCAAGCAGCAGGTTGGTCTGGCACTAACTTGCCTAAAGCTGGCCAATGGTTTAAAGCAACTACTACTTCAGTTGCTGGTGGTGGTAGTGTTAAGCTAGCTACTTCAAACGGTTTTGTACTTGACCCTGAGTACTTGGCTATTAGCTATTTGAAAGGCTATCGTACTGAAGAGTTGGCAAAAACCGGCTTGGCTGAAAATCGTCAAATGTCTGTTGACTTTACGTTGATTGTCAACAATGAAAGAGCGCATGCGCTTATTGGTGATATTGACCATCTTGCTAACGTAACAGCGTAATATACTGCCCGGTTGAAATATACCGGGCTAACTTTTGGAGAGTATCATGGCAGTAGCACCAGCAAAAGCCAAAGTGGCAGAAGTAATAGCAATGCAACAACAGGCCGCAGAAGCTCCGGTTGAAGAAGCTCCGGTTGAAGAAGCTCCGGTTGAAGAAGCTCCGGTTGAAGAAGCTCCGGTTGAAGAAGCTCCGGTTGAAGAAGCTCCGGTTGAAACACCTTTACCGGATAACGACGATGTTATTAATGTGCGAAATGACCATACCGCGTTCGTTGCAGGCATTGCACCGGGCAGCACAGGCGAAGTTAAGTACGGCATTTTTAAATCGTCAATTGGTTTAGTGGAGATTTAAGAAATGGACCAGATTTTTGCTAGCAAGCTTCATTACCAAGATCATGAAGATAAAATGTACCATGAAGTCACTCAGCCTACTGAAGACTTGATTTTACAGCGTAATGAAGACTTGCGCAAAAATCCTGGTTCTTTAAAGGATTTAGGCGCCGACTCGTCAGGCGGAACATGGGGGCGTATGGTTGCTTCTATACCTATGATAATTTACGACGAAGCTATTAGAAATGGATTTGCGTTAAACCATAAAGATGCGGACGTAGCAGGTAAAGAAATGCATCGTTTTTTACAAACTGAAAAAGGCCGTATGTGCCTAGTTAGAGGTTAATATGCCACAGCACGGTAATTTTAATAGTTCTGTAATAAACATAGCTACTTTAGCTGATTTACAAACTAAAGTAAATAATGGTACTGCAGTAGATGGCCTATACATGCTAAATAACGGCCAAATATACACTGTCGCAAATGGGTCGGCGGTTTCGGCTAGCGGCGGTGGCGGTTCAGCCGAACCAATCACAGCCATTGACACCCCAACGGCTGATATTACACTGCTATATGACAACGGCCTGCCGCGCATTGACGCTGTAGATGTTAAAGCAACCGGCAAGTTTGTTTACGTCAATCCATCGACAGGACTTGACTCAAGGACACGTGCGCAAGCTATGGTCGAATCAACTCCATGGCAAACCCCTCGACAAGTTTATGACGCTGCAACCAGTGGCGATGGTGCTTATATTGCTAGCGGTACTTATGTTGCAAACGGCGTTGGCGATTACCCTGATGCGTTTCATAGGCTAGGCGGCAATAGTAAATCACTGTCATACATTGCAACAGGCGATGTTACTTTCAAATCTACAAACGTCAGCAACGCGCAAGGATTTGTAAGCGCAGTTCCGAATGGCGGCTTTAGCTATGCAAATGGCATTGTATTTGACGGAGAGAATACAATCCAAACCGGCCTCGGAAACGGTGACATGTCAGCCAGTGTTTGGACGTTGACATACGAAAACTGCACTGTTAAAGATTTTTTAAACTACGGTTGTTTAATGTCCAGTCTTCGGGTTGGTACGTTTAGATTTTTAGGAGCAGTATTTATCGGTGGGTTCTCGGTAGCCGCCCTTGCCGGTTCACCTGGAACAATAGCCAGCAATGGCAATGTGACAATCGATGTGATTGGTTGCAATTTCCAGCTATCACGCACCGGCACCATGATAGGCATTACTCAGGATGTTAGTGCAGCCATTATAAACACGCTGGCTTACAACATCACTGATAATACCCTTAATGTAACCAGTCTTGGTACAACTGGCTATGCTGCTGCTGTGTTTGTCAAAACATCCGGAACGGATATAGCACGGAATGATATTACAATCAATACACCCGATAATAACCTAGTTGGTAGCTACGGGATATTACAGTTTGCAACAGCATTTGAACCGATTCCTGATGCGCATATTTTTGAGAATATAATTAAATTTAACTGTCCTGCTGGTTATGCAGTGGCGCTCGGTAATGACACAGGAGTGGCAATATCAGGGGTTGTCGAAAAAAATAGGGTGATAGGCAAATACTACAGTACGGCAACTCCTCACAATATAGCTGCTGGTAAAAATAGCTCAAATGTTATTCGTTACAATACATCATTAGAAAGTTATGTGGGTATTTTAGCGAGCATAACAGCAGTAGGCACGAATATTTATGAGAATCTGACTATTGATTGTTACGGTGCTGATTTATATGCAAAAGGCTGTACTGATGTAACATTTAACAAAAACACATGTGTTGTAACTGGAAAATATACTCGAAGACGACTAGGCGTTATGTCAGTCGATAGTCAAGGCGGAGTGCCTACTGTCGCCACAACAATGAGTAATAATGTTGTGTTAGTAACGATTGATGATTTGGCTAAAATCAATAAACTGGTTAATGTCTCAAATAACCAGACATGTACATACTCAAATAATGTCTACATTCTTCCTAATACGATTCCAGACTCAACGCCATTGTTCTTTTTGGGAACTGGTGAGGGTGGTTCAGATGATAGTGCTGCAACTGCTACCCCAAATGGAACAACTATTTTTAGCATCGACCAATGGCGGGCGGCGACTAGCATCGCTAATGGTACTGGCACGGTGACAGTGAATAATGACAGGATTATCAAACTGCCTCTGTCCGAGATTCTGAGTATTGTTTCTAATCTGGATTTGTAAGCTATGAACATAAATTGGAGCGAAGCATCAACAAGGCGCGGCGCTGTTGGGCTGGTGATATTTATCATCGGCCTTGGCTTAATCATCAACGGTGCTGATTCAAGGGCTATTGAAACGCTGTTGCTGCTCGGTGCTGGTGTTAGTAGCTACATGAAATTTACCATACCGGATCGTAACTGATGGAAGCCATAGCCGCACTATTTGGCTATTTAAAAAGCTTATTCAAGCCATGCCAATGTAACTATTGCAGATATGAGCGAGGCGAATCAGTGCAGTTTAATAGCAATCAGGCACTAAAGAAAGAGGCCGCAGAATGGGTAAAACAAGCAAAAAAAGATGTAAAGCTACTGGAAGGTTTATTTAGATAATGGAAGCCATAGGCGCACTATTTGAAGCACTCATGTTCTTTTTAGGCATATATCAAGAACATGAAGTAACTAAAGAGCAATGCGAACGCATGTGGGCGGAAGGCTATATAGTTTACCCACAAACTCAAGAAGAATACAATAGAGCACAGAAGTGCAAGGACATATTTGATGACTGAAACCCATGATTTTACTAGCGAAAGACGTACAGCTGTAAATTTGCGTCGTCATACTGACTACGCACAATGCCCTAAGTTTGACAGACATGAGTTATCCGAAGATCAAATAATAGAAATAGCCAAAAAAGCAGTAACCTTGGCCCGTGAAGAATTTTATCAAGAAGTAGGCAAGTCTGTCACAAGTAAGTTTTTTGTATTGGTAGGTTTGATGGCAATGACAGCCATGGTGTGGTTAACTAAAAAAGGCTATATAGGTTAATTTTATGAATTATGCAGACGTTACTGACCTAGCTTTAGTGTACTCCGATAGGACTAACGATGCAGAACTTATATCTGTGTTGCCTAAGCTTGTATCGCTTGTAGAAGCTAGAATCAACAAAGTTATATCATCTTATAGCATGTCTACACGGCAGTCTTTTACTTTAGATGATACTACTTTGGAATACACACTGCCTTCAACAATTGGCCAAGGCATTAACTCGTTGAAAGTTACTGACACAGCTTCTAGCGCAGTTACTGCAGTGCTTACAAGAGTACCGCAAACAGCCTTAGACGTTTTGACCGCTAACGGTGTTAAAAGTGACATGTACACTATTGAAAATGGAAAGATTAAACTGTTAAAACCTTACGGAACCGGCTGCTCATTAGTCATAGACTTTTTACAAAGCGTGCCTTCATTGTTTACAGACGGGCCAAACTGGTTGTCCGACTTGCATGGAGACTGCTATGTGTTTGGCTTAGTTACTGAGATATATGCGTATACCAAAAATGCTGCTGGTTACGAATCTTGGAACGCTAGGTTTAATGAATCTCTTAATAACATAGAGCTAAATTCTGACTCTGTTACTTGGAGCAATATGCCACTAATTACAATGGTAGGTTAATATGAGTTTAGAAGAAGCTATAACTATAGCTCAATTACAATCATACAATCCCGCTCCGGGTGACCCAATAAATCAGGGCGACGATCATATTCGTAGAATTAAAGCTGTACTGAAAAATATTTTCCCTGGCTCTGGCGGGCAAGGCTTTAGTATTCCTATTACAGCTACTGAGGCGCAACTTAATTTTGTAACAGGCGCGACTAGCAACATACAAGCACAGTTAAATGCTTTAACGGCATCAATAGCTGGGCTGCTTGGCACATTGCCTGCGCCAGTAGGTACTAGACTACCGTTTTTTCAGGCAGCTCCACCTACAGGTTGGTCGTTAGTAACAGATTTTAACAACTATATGCTTAGAGTGGTTAACTCTACAGGTGGTGGTAGTGGCGGTACTGATTCACCTATATTAAATGATAAAGTAGCTAGTCATACTCACCCAGCTTCGTCTATAGTTACTGACCCTGGCCATTCACATACATACGTTAGCTACGGTGGATGGCAACCGCAATCTGGTAGTGCTACACCGTGTTGGTGGTCTACGTCTATGCAAAATTCAGGTGCTAGCTTGACTGGCATATCTGTCGCTACTAGTGTATCTGCCAATGCTGGAGCGTCTAACTGGACTCCTAGGTATTTAGATATGGTTATAGGTCAAAAAACATGATAGAAACAGTAATAACTTGTCCGCTAGGCAGCACTTGCGAAAAAATAGTAGACGGTAAAATAATGCGTTGTGCATGGTATACTGAGCTAAAAGGTAAAGACCCGCAGACTGGTGATGAAACTAGTGACAAAGGCTGCGCTATAGCTTGGATGCCTATCTTACAAGTTGAAATGTCGCGTACAAGCATTACTACTGCATCTGCTGTAGTATCTTTAAGAGAAGAAACTGTAAAGCGACAAGATGCGGCTCTAGCTCTAGCTTTTAATAACGCAAAGGTAATTGAAAATGACTGAGCGCTTTTCTATATCTGCTACAGGCTCTAAAGGTTTGAACGCAGATGTGTCTGCGCACGAACTAGCTCCAGAAAATTTTTCTGACGGTAATAAC